GGGGGGTATACGAATCGATGACATGCTGGGCACGGTCGGCGAATAAGCCTAGCTGGGTATCGTCGGCGTTCCCATTAATCTTCATGTAGTTTTTGAGGTCGGTTGCGGTGATGTAGGCCACGTTATACCACTCGCTTTTTCTTTGGGGCTTCGGCGGGTGCTTGGTCTTCCAGTGCCACGGCCGATCCTTGGCTGATGAGAATCTCGGCGTCTTTTTCGCTGGCTTCGTAGATATCGCCGGGCTCATAGACGACGTGCACGTTGCCCTCACTGTGGACGAGGCGGTGAATCATTTGTACTTGCATAGAGGCATCCTTTGTGATGCGAGGCGACGCCGAAGCGCCGCCCCGTCAAGACGTTGTTTAGGCGTGGGTGCCGACGGCGAAAGCCTCGGGTTGGGTGACGTCGCCACCGTAGCGCCACGAGGCGACGATGTAGGTCAAGCCCTTGCGTACGTCGCGCCATCGGTCAATCTGGACGCCCGAGGTGCGCTCACAGAATGCGTAGTAATTGAAGTTACCGAACCAGAGTGACTTGTTGCCCGTGCCAATGGCGGCGACGGATTCACTCAAGGCCACACGCCAGCCCTCGGCGTAGCGGATGCCGGCTTCGATAGCCGTGATGCGGTTGTAGTTGGTGAGGTCGAGAGTACGAAGGGCGCCCCAGGTGGCGTTCTTCATAATCCAGCCGGTTTGCCCGTTTTGCAAGTAGCTGCCATTGACGGCAGTGCTCACGCTGATGACTTGGGCGTTGGTGATTGCGCTGGCACTGAGGGCGACGCTGTTGGTCACGCGAGCATTGAGTCCATAGGGTTGGCCCGAGCCAGTGCCGAGGATGATGTAGCTGTTCGATGACACGGCCATCGCGCGGGCAATTTCGACCTGCATGAATTGCTCAAGGTTGCTCGAAGAGTCGGCCAAGAGTTCGTCGGTGACGGCGAATTCCAAGGTGTCTTTGTACAGCTGAATGGTCTTTGAGTTGGCGAAGTTGGGCTCGGAGGCAGTGGCGGTGGTACCTTCGGTGACGATGCCGGCCGTAGCCTTCGTGCTTTGCGCAGGCATGATGTGCTTCCAAGATTCCGTGGTGATGCGGGTGAAGGCAAAGGCGCCAAGCAACGACATGTCGTCACGGCGTGCGATGATTTCCCGGTTGATGGTCGTCGGTACGGTGAAGCCGCCATCGTTGTTGGTGCCTTCGCTCAGCGTCTTGAATGCGTGGCTTTTGGCATTGCTCAACACGTTGAGGGCGCTGTCATCGGCGGCGCCACGGACGTATGCTTTGTAGGCGCGCTCGTAGTCACGTGAGGCAAAGGGGTCGGTGTCATTGTCGAGGGCGATGCTCTTCACGGTTGGGGCGGGGGCTGCCAAGGTTCCACCGGCGACGGGCTCGCCTGCGATTTCGACCAAGGCTTGTTTGATTTCGTCTTTGAGTGACATGTGGGTAGTTCCTTTGTTCTGATTAAGTGATGGGGTGTTATCGCTAGGGCTCAACGGCGTCACCGCAGTGCGCGTGTCGTCGTTCTGAGTTGCCTTCACTTCGGTTAATGTGCGGGGCTCGGCTGGCGTCGGAGTGAGTGAGATTTCGCCGACCGTCCAACGCTTGAGCTCGCCACCTTTGCGGACGACTAAGTGACTCATGGAGCCGGTGCTTAAGCCCAGCGCTCCCATGCGCACAAGCTTCATGACGTCATCGATGTAGCTGAGTCGCTTGTCTAACTCAATCTCTACGTCGATACCATCGTCGGTCGGTGTCCATGCTTTGACCGTGCCGATTTGCCCACGGATTGACGACATGGCGTGGTCGTAGAACACGGGCATACCAATGGGGCTTCGTGTGGTGCCGAGGTCGGTGTCTTTGGTAAAGCGGTCGCCAGTGAGGTCTTTGCCCCCATAGACGATGCCACGACCACGCAACACGTAGTCGCCCACCGCCTTGACCCCGCCTCCATAGGATTTGATAAAGTCGGTCATTGCTGCGCTCCGAGTAAACGACGGGCCAACGCTTTTACTTCGTCCCCTACTTTAATTGTCAGGGGGGTGTCAAGTGCCATCACGCCATCCTCGTCATACTCCGACATTGCGACGGCTTCGGTGTCCTCCATGACTGGCTCGGCTTCCATCACTGGCTCGGCGACGGCTTCCATGGGCTCGACCATGAGCACGGCTTCGGGGATAACCCAAAGCTTACACACGGCGTACTCTTCGATGATTCCTTCGACGATTGCGCATTGCCCCTCGGGTTGATAGAAGTAACAGTACTCGCACGCCATGCCCCGCGCGGCGAAGGGATTCTCTGCAGGTGCCATGTAGTGCGCACCGTTGGCGCCGATCCCTTTGTCAAACTTGCCTGCTTCGTGGGTTACTTCGACCATCGCCGAGACAATCATGCGTTGCCGAGTGTTGAACTCTGCGCCCAGCTCGATTGCTTTGACAGACTTCGGCTCTTCGTCCATCTCCATGCCATCGTCGCCCAGCTCGGTCATGTACTGCGCCACACTCTGCGCCGCTTTGCGGGCACTGCGAATCAGCTTCATATCTGCGGTGCTGTGTCGTGACCCGGCTTTCACTGCGTCTTCCATTGCGGTCTCCTTCATAATCTGATTAGCCCAAGTTTGTCCTTCGTCGCCTCCCCAGCCTTGCCATGCTTGCCAGCCCTTACCCCGCTCGTCCCAGGTTGACCCTTGTTTGTCTACTTCGTGGCGGGCGAAGTAACTAACCATCCGCTGAATCGTGTCAAGACTAACGGGGTCACGATTGGCGAGTTGCCTCGCCCTCGCTAATCCCACCGCCGTCATGCCCCGCTGGCTTGGTGGCTTCTCGGCGCGGACTTCGAGGGCTTGGCGGGCATTGTCTGCTACGTCAGCAGGCGGTGTGTACGTCGCCATCAAAGCCCCTCCATCGTCTTGGTAAGAATGGTCTGCAACGTGCCGTCTTGCTTGACTCGGTCGGCGGCTTGCATCGCCGTCGTCCAGCGTCCTTGGTGAATCGGTGCCTGCTGGTCGCCCACGACGTAGGGCGCATAGCTTGCAGCCGAGGTCAGCACGGCGTTGTCTCCGTCGAGGTTGGTGCGGTAGGACTGTGAGAGACTCTGACTTCCTCGCAGTCCGTTGCCACGCCCACGGACGTAGGGGAATGTAATATTCCCGTTGGCGATATTGGCCATAACGAAGCGCCGTTGCTTTGCGGACTTATAGACCTGCGTGCCACGCTTTGCGGCGGGTGGCTTATCCATCAGCAAGATACCGGCGACTTCCTGCGCATAGCCCAGCGTGACGGTGCGCATGGCGTCGAGAATCTGTGCGGTGCTGATGCGTCCGATGATTTCAAAGTCGGTAGGCATGGTCAATCCCTCACAAGTCTAAGCGCCGTCGCACAGCGACAATTTGGATGCGCCGGTGGCTCGTAGCCGTCCCAGCCTTCGGACTCTTTGCGATTATCCAAGGGGTAACAGATGGGACACTTCTTGACCATCTCGTCCCGCTCGGTTACCCAGATGCGCTCGTAGGTCAGCCCTTTTTCTTTGAGGTAGCCTTGGTAGATGATGCCTGCCTGCGTCTGCGCCCTGACGATTTCGGTGCGTGCGATCATCAACGCCCGGGCAGGGTCTACCGCAGGATTGAGCAAGGCGGCGACGTCCTGCGCCGTCATGCCCTCGGTTTGGCGATATGAATCAATGACTTTCTTAATGCGCTCTGCGGTCGTGGTGTCAATCAGTCGGGTCTCCCGTGGCACGTAGTCTACAAGCCAATCCACCACCCGGTCATTCGTCGCATCGGTCGCCGTGACCCCAATGTCATTGCCGAGTTCGTCAATGCGTTGCTGGGCGGCCTTGGATAATTCGCGGTTGAGCACCGGGGCGATGACGTCGGCAAGCGTTGGGTCTACGGGCTCATTGCGCATGATTTTGCGCACCCACGCACTGCCCCGCTTTTCAAACTCCGGAACGAGTTCGTTGTAAATCCGTCGTTCGTCTTTGGTCATGTCGTCGATTGCTTTGACTTCATCAACGGCATGTAGTGCGTCATGCACCGTGATTCCGTCGTAGAGTCTTGCCATCACAGACTTGACTTCGTCGGCAGAAATAACGGCGCTATCGAAGTTACACTGTGGTGTCTTCCCTGCCTTAATGCGCCGTTCTAATTTTTTTGCGAGGAGTGCCCAGTCAACATTGCGAGTCGCCGTGTCGGGCTGTGGTGGTGCCTCGGCGCCCACGATGACCGGCGTCGGCTCCTGCGGTGTGGCTTCCTGTGGTAACTCCTCCGCAACCTGCCCCAATCACAACAGTGTCAAGTTCAACGAGAATAACAAGTGATGGTTCAGTGTACAGAGATGATAAGCAATC